CAGATACTAATTTACCATCAACAGTTTTAGCAACAGTTGCACCACCCTTTTCTTTAGCCCAAGCTCCTCCACCTTTACTTACTAATTTAGCCTTTTTAGCTTGATCCGATGCATCAGATTCAGTAATATAACTAACTAATGTCTTCATCCATTACTCCTAGGGGTTTATAACAATTTACTGATATATTTATAAGAACAATGGTCTTTATGCGGGAGTATCTGGAGGAAAACCTCGTTCTACAGCAAACAAAAATGCCTCTTTTGTGGCCTCATGCCAACCTAAACACGTTTCTTCTTCCATTGGTTCAGAGAAAAAATTACCAAATTGATCTTCCATCACGTAAATTGGTTCATTATCGTAATGGATACTCTTATCTGTTAAAAATAAGACATGGAGCATTGCTCCCATGTCAGGACAAATGTAATATGAATCAGGCTTGAATGCCTTGATGGCGGGAGATTCTTTATATTTTTCCTTTTTATAATCTTCAAGATTTACAATTTTATCACTCAAACTTAAACTCCCCGAAATCTTTCTTACTTTTCATTCTTCCACCAGTAGCCACATCAAATGAGGGAGTATCATTCTTTTCTTCTTTACCGGTGTCCACTAGATCAGATTGAGATTCATCTCCGAGATCAATAAGTTTCATCTTTGCACGATCTATCCCGACTAAAAATTTCTTATTAGTGGTTAAATCACTATATCTATTTTTTAACTGTTTGATTAATAATTGTCCTGCTTCTTCTAAATTTTCATTACTAATAAGAGCAAACATGAAATCTGCGGTTGCTGGAAGACCAAAAGATTCACTAGTATCTTCTAATCCAACATCCGTATTCTGAAATCCTGCTCTATTTGTTTGTGTAGCCGACATGATAGGAACATCATACTCGACTGCCAATCCCCTAAGTTCTTCTGCAATAGCTTTTATATAACTATAAGAATTTACGTATTGACCTGTTTTTATACGTGAGGATGAACAAATATTGAGATAATCTATAAAAATAATATCTGGAGTAAAATTTCTTTTGAGGTTTAATTCGTTTAATAATGTTCTGAAGTGGTTTGCGCCTGCTGCGGCGGTAGGATATTCTTTAATAATCAATCGACCCTTGATTTTCTTTTGTAATTCTTCCATTTTCTTTTCATACATTGATTTTGGTAAACTCACTAAATCATTTAATGCAATATTCAATAAGTTTGCATCAATACGTTCCGCTATTCTCTCCTCAGACATCTCTAATGTAATGTATAACACATCATGTCCCTGAGATAAACAACTTGACGCTTGATGACACATAAACAGAGATTTACCTACTCCCGTTCCAGCCAATGCAACGTTCAAAGTTTTTGTGGATAAACCCCCTTGAGTGATCTTATTGAAAAATTCAAGATCGAAAGGAATTTTCTTTTCAACCCTATGATAAAAAAGGTAACGATCATCAGAGTCCAGAAAATAATCGTGACCAATATGAGGATCAAAACTAACGGAAAGAGCATCGGTAAGGAGCTCAGGAATAGCACCCTTGTCATCTTGGGTTTTTTCAGGTTCATCTAATATCTTAATTGATTTTACAACTGCGTTATAGATTGCTTTGTCTTGACAGAATCTTTCTGTTGTTTCCAGCAACCATTGAATATCCGGTGTATCATCTGTATTTTGATTTTCAACATAGGTTAATAATTCAGTTACAGAATCAAATTCCGAATCATTTAATGTTGAATTTTCTAATTCTATGACTAATGCTTCTTTGGTCGGCAGATTATTATATTTGTTGATAAACTCATCTATATGTTCATATAATAACTTATCTCTATGTTCCTCAAAATATGTTTTATTAAGAAACGGTAAAACCTTTCTAGCATATTCATCATTATGTATTAAATTTTTAAGTATTAAGGTCTCTATCCTTTGCTGCATGTTTTTCCATTTGTCGTTGTATAATTTCGATTACCCATTCACCCAATCTTACTTCAAATGCCTGACCCTCTTCATCAGAAATTTCATGTCCTAGATCATGTGGTGGTACCTCAAACTCATATTCATATTGACAGGCTATATCATTTCCTGTTAATTCTTGTTCTACTAATTTAAAAGCTGTGTATCTAACTATTGCGCCATCAAAAGGAGAATCATCCATCACAGTTATACATAATGATCTATCATCGGGATCATTTGGATTTGTACATTCTTTATACAACATCTTCAACCTCAGTTTCTTCATCAAAGCCACCATATAAAAATTCTTTTTTTGCGGCCTCGTTTAATGCTTTCATAATATCATCAGTAAAATATTTTTCTGGATCATTTAATATTTGTTTTCCAAATACTTTTGCGCCATCTGGCATTTCATATCTTGTTGATACTTTCTTTAGTATATCATACTTTTCGGCTAATTCAAGTAGTCCATAATATCTATTCAATCCTTGATCATATCGCAAAAGAACATCAACTCTTTTATTCTCTTTAGTCAATCTCGACTTGAAATTTTTACAATGTATTACATTACCAACAACATCCGTTCCTTCTTTTTCTTTTCGTTTAGAAAGGAAAATAATTGTAGATGCTGCATATTGTAGACCAGAACCTCCACCCATTACATCTTGTGGAAACATTGTGCCAACTTGTTTGTATGTGTGATTTGTCACAAGTAAAGGAATTCCTGCTTTACCTAACTTGAGTGTCAAGACTCTGAAACATCCTTTGACAAGTTGTGCCCTTGTCATATCCTTAGTCTCTTTACCATCGGTAATGTCAGTAACTTCTTTTGTTGTTGATAACATTCCAAGAGAATCTAAGACCATCATTATAGGTCTGTCTTCTGTATGATTTTCTACTACTTTAACTGCTTGGTGAGTAAACTCTTGAATCGTAGTAACAGGAAGAATTATCATTCGTTTTGAATCGATTCCTCTTTCCTCAATCATGTCCTTTGTTAATGCAGACTCAGACTCAAAATAAAGAACGCCGCCGCTAGGATTATCTGAAAGAAACTGTTTGACCATACCAAGAGCAAAAAACGTTTTACCCGTTGCAGTTTCTCCCGCCAGTGCTGTGATTTTGTTTGATGGGATTCCTCCATAAATATCTCCTGAAACTAATGCGTTTAAAATGAAACTTCCTGTATCTACATGTCCAGTAACATCACCTGCTTCAACTCCATCTGAAACTTTTGTTGCGAATTCATTACCTGTCACTTTTAATAAATTATCTAAATAATCACTCATTATTTCCTTTTATGTTCATCGTTTATCTCTATTATACACTAAATAAAGAAATTGTCAAGACTCGACCTTCTTTCTGTTTCCCAGCCTATTACATCCAAGACACCTTTTAATGGTTCTAAAAATGCTTTTGAAAATTGTGTATCGTAATCTATAAATTTTTCTAATTCAAACTCTTTAGGTAAACTGTTTGTTATTGAAATCACTTTATCGCCAGTAGGATTTGGATCCTTAAGATAAGAGAACTTTACTTTCTCTCCTTCTTTTATATATGGATATTTGTTAGTTAATTTTTTATTCCTAATAATGTGATTATAAATCAAAGACCCCTTAACATGAATTGGAGTAGACTTTCTATAGATTGTTGCGGGGTCTTTATATTTTTTTAGTCCATTCACCGACCTTGGAAAAGCAATGTCTTCCATATCTAAACTAATAAACTTCTCTTTAAACTTTTCAATATAATTAATTACATCATCCTCTGTACCAGAAATGATAATATTGAAAATTTCTTTTAATGATTCTCTACATGCAAATGGTGTAGAACTTTTAACTGCTTCAATGCCCACAATCTTTAATTTGGGTTCCTCATAACGAACACCCTCTGAATCATGAACGTTCAGAATATAATGTTTCTTTGCAGTCCAAATTCCTGTATCAGCAATCACCTCACGTTTCATAACCATCTTTTGCTGATATGCATTCATATAATCTGCTAACTCATTATAACAGTTTTCGATTATATCTTCTATTCTTCCACATGACTTATCCAAAAATCCGATGACATCTCCTTCTTCGGCCAGACCAACTCTAGAGACAAGGCTATCAAGACAAACATATAAAGAATCAGTATCCATAGCGATAATATAGTCAACATCTTCTGTACCTAATGTTTTGTTTAAATAGTTATTTACTGCCTTTTCAGCCCATTGAATTGATAACTGACCTGCAGCAGTAACGGCTTCGGCATTTCGTTCATCATAAAATCGAAACCATTGATTACCCATCGCACCGTATGCAGAGTTAAGTGCGATTTTTAAATTTTGTTGATAGTTGTAATATTGAGATAGTTTATTTGGATCAGCATTACTACCTTTCTTTTGTTCTTCCAACATCAACTTCTTATACGTTACTCTATCATTATACATACCCTCCATCAATGCAGGGAGAAACCCTTGCTTATCCCTACGATAAACAGAACCGTTTGGAGTAACAGTAATATCTTTTTCTTTCCACATCGATGTATCAAATTCTTTATTCAATAACTCATTCACGGTCATGTCATCTTTCCATGTCCCTAAAATAGTTTCAGGTGAAATATTATATTGCATGATCAAATGTGGATATAGACTATTCAAGTCAAAACTAACAATCCATTTATGTCTTCCTTTTTGTGGTGCCTTCACATAAGCACCCTCATACATATCACCCTTACGTGCATGCTTCTTTTGTGGGATGACAACTTTGTTCTTTAAAAGATGATTGTAAATAATACAATCCCACATTCTTGTCTGTGCAAACGTATCAGTAAAATTACATTTCGATAGAAATGCAAGTGACATAATCAATTCTAAAAGCTTCATCTTATTTTCAAGACGATCCACTAATAACACATCTTGAATATTGTATTCGATAAACTTTTGATAATCTGTTCTATACAGTTCATGTAATGTCGCAACTTCAGAATAATCTAACTTCTTTTGGCCCAATTCAACATTAGCAATATGATCTAATCTATACGATTCATGGTTCTTAAACGTGAATTTCTTATACGACTCCATATAATCTAATTCAGATACACCATATATTTCATAAGATTGTACCTCTCTACCACCCATACCAAAGATTTTCTGTTCTTTAACAAAACCCCATGGTGATAGTTTCTTGACCCATGTTTCACTTAAAATATTACGAATTCTATTAACCAAATATGGAGTATCAAACGTTTTTGTATTCCAACCAGAAATCACATGAGGACAATTCTGTTGCCAGTACATAACAAACTGTTCTAATAGTTGTCGTTCATCACCACATTTGTTATATGTGATCTCTTCATTATCATTCTTAAATTCACCACAACCCCAAACCTGAATATCATCACCCATCTTAGTTGTAATAGCAGTTACTTCAGAAGGGGCGGTTTCAGGATTTGGAAAACCATGTTCTGAGCCAACTTCAATATCAATATACAATATTTTAATATGTTCTAAATTGTAATCGATATTGTCTGGATAGGTTTCACCAATATAGGAATAATTAAAATTAGTATGACCATAGAGCTTCATATTCTCTACACCTTCATACTTCTTTAATGCCGCACGTGTTTCTTTAATAGTACCCCATTGAACGGGTCCAACGGGATTATCTTCAAGTGTGCGCCAATCGGTCTTACTTGTAGTGGGGATATATAGGGTGGGTTTAAATTCTGTTTTATTCTCAAAAGGTATTCCATTTTCGACTCCCCTTTCGAAAATATAATTACCAAGACATACTACATTTGTATAAAATTTCGACATTTATT